TTTGATCTCAGCAGCATCAGCATTTTGCTTTTCAGCTGCTTCAATCTCAGCTTCATTATCAGGCGTACAAGCTGCCTTATAAGCTGCAACCGCTGCTTCGTACTCGGCAATATCCTCAGGCGTAGGCTCCGGGATTGCCTCAAACTTGGCAACCGCGTCGTCGTATGCCTGTTGTTCTTCTGCAGTAGGAATGCCGCCGATTGGATCAGGCACCACGGTGGTGTCTACTGATGCGGCCAGGATGTTGGCGTATTCAGTTGGGGTGAAGCGGGCGAAGAAACCAGCGCTGGTCACAATGCCGTAGCTGTTGGCGTCGGCGTAGCGTTTGCCGTCTTGCGTGAGGAGCCAGGTGGCGTAATCCTCGGGCGAAAGCTTGGCGCTATTGGCGGCAAAAATCAGGCCGTCAATGGTGCGGGTGTCGGTGATCGTAACGGTGAGGGTGTCCATCAGAGCTTAATTTGGAGGGAACCTGCGGATGTGACGTAAACATCCCCGGCAGTCAAACCACCAGTTCCAGCCGCCGCATCATCAGCGTACTGGGGAATAGTGTCGAGGATTCTAAAAAGGGAAGTTCCGTTCTTTTGCAGATCGAGAATACTTGTGTCAGCATTTGAGTTGCCTCCATTATCATTTACGTTTACCCGAAGGCCGGTATAAGCGGTCGTAGTGACTGCCCAGTCCAGCTCTACATTCAGGTCTCCGGTGCCAGCCAACGCGCCGGCGTTGTTGTACTGGATGTTGCCGGTTGCTCCAGAGACGAGGCCGACGGTGCCGGTTTGGTCTGGGAAGCTGATCGTGCGGTTGGCGGTTGGGGTGACCGATTGAATTGTGGTCGAGAAGCTGCCGCCGCTGTCGAGGTTGAGGTCGCCGCCGACTCCCAGTTCTTTGCTGGTGTTGTTCCAGGTGAGGTCGGTGCTGGCGCCGAAGCCGCCGTTGTCGTTGAATTGAATTTGGCCGTTCGAACCAGCGACTGGGTCGATGCTGGTGCCGGTAAGGACCAGTGTGCCAGTGCTGGCTTGGATTCGGCCGACGTAGGCGATGATTTGGCGGTAGCCGCTTGTTGGCTTGACGTTGGTCAGGCCGCCGCCGTTAGCGACATACAGCGCGTCGTTGGTGCTCCAGTTGGGGGTGTCGGTGTCGAAGTTGAAGACTTCACCGAGGATGACGCCGTTACCCTCGCCGTTTACTGCGAGGGTGGTTTCTAGGACGCCGACTGCTGGGCCTTTGGCGGGGATGGCGCTGTCGGCGGCTTGGATTTCTACGCGGTCGCTGGCGCCAACTGTGCCAGTGATGTAGAAGGGGGTGCCGGCGTCAAGTTGTACTGAGTCGGTGTTCTTGACGTGGATGTAGACGCTGCCGGCCAAGTTGCCGTGGATGTGGTCGGCAGTAAGTAGCGTGTTGACGGTGAGTTCGTTCAGCGTCAACGGGTCGGGTACACCGCCGCCACCGCCTCCGGTGCCTACTTCGTCAAATGTGCCAGTGAAGGGGTTGAACTTAAAGGCCATGGCTTATACCTTCGCGACTTTGAGAAGGTTATTAGAGCCGTCGTAGGTGAGGTCCAGGGTGGCTACCGTGTCACCACCGCTGTAGGTGTCGGTGCCACCGTCCCAGGTGCCGCCGTATTTGTAGACGACGCCGGTTAGGTTGCTGCCTGTGTAGCTCAGCTCGATGTAGTCGTGCCGGGGTACTTCCAGGCCTTCAAGGACTGAGTGGGAGTAGGTGCCGTCCGGGTTCAGCACCATGCCACTTACGGTATGGGTTGTCACGGGCATGATAATGCGGTGCCGGCAACTGCTTTTGTTTAGTCTAGCCCCCTTTAATCCTCGTCGTCCTCTTCGTCGTCTGGGTCTTCAATAGGTACCAGCACTTCGATTCCTTGGGCGATCTTTTTGATGAAGTCGCCCAGGATTTCCGGGTTTTGCGGTGTTTTGAATACGAATGTTGCGGTGGTTAGGCCGTCTTCCGCGTCAATGTCGATGTGAACGCAACCGCCGCTCACTGTTTGGATCATTTACCGCCCTTCTTGACCTTCTTACCCGATTTCGTGGTGCCCTTTTTCATGCTCATGATGTGCCAGGAGAAGGTGCCTACCACACACGATAGTTGGTTTTCCCCAGAGTTTCTGGTTTGGCAAGGTTGAAAGTTTGTAGACACATGTAGCCGAGAGCGTCAAAAGCGTGATCCACGCCCAGGTTTTTGTTGGGGAGGCCGGTGTTGGGTGCATAGGTCAGTGTGCGGAGGGATTTGATTAGTTCTTTGCAGCGCGGGTGGATGAAGAGGCGGCGGGTTCCAGTCGCATCGAGGAGGGCGGTGTTGACACAGGTGATTTTGTCGCGGATTTTCCAGGGGTGGCGGGGGCTCGAGACTGTGAAGCCGGATTTGCGGAGGATGCTGTGGTCGGTGGCGCCAACGCCGGCGGTTTTGCGGGCGCCGCCTGTGGGGTCGGGGCAGGCGATGATTCGGCGCTCCACGCCGTAGCGGGTTTGGATTTCTTCGCAGAGATCCCAGGTGGTGGCGCCGCCGGTCATGATGATTTCGTCGAAGACCCAGAGCACGTCGCCTTTTTTCACTGCGCAGACGGCAGACATCGGGTCCACGTTGAAGTCCACTCCAATTAGGAGGGGTAGGACGGGGAGGTCTTGGACTTCTTTGTTGATGTTGTCGTCCGAGAAGGAGATGGCGACCAGGCCGGAGAGGTTTTCGAAGCTGGCTTCGAATTCTTGGCGGAAGGTGCGGGCGTCGAGTTGGCCGCGGGCGGCTTCGATTTCGTCCGCGGGGACGTTATCGCCTTCGATCGTCGTGAATTGCCAGCGTTTCCAGTCGTCGTCGCCTTCTTCTGCGTAACACCAGAGGTCGTAAAACCAGCTGGCCGTGCCATCCGGGGTGGAAATGAAGAGTGCCCAGCCCTGTTTGTCCGCGAGGGCCGGGCGGATTACCTCGAACCAGACCTCGGGGGACATGAAGGCCGCTTCGTCGAGGACTACGCCGGCCAAACTGCGGCCGCGGAGGGCCATTGCGTTTTCTGTGCCCTTTAATTCGATGGTGGAGCCGTTTACAAGCTCGATTTTTAGGTCGGTTTCGTTTTTTGCCTTGATCCAGGCCTTGGGGACTAGCTTTTTCATTACTTTCCAAGCGATATCTTTTGCCATCCGGTAGGTCGGGGCGGCGTAAAAGAAGGTTTCGCCGGGGCGTTCGATTGCTCCACGCAGCAATTCGATGCAGGAGAGGTAGCTTTTGCCGAAGCGGCGGCCTGCAACCAGCACTCGGAAGCGTTTTCGGCTGCTAAATACTTGCCCCTGCGCGTATCGGAGGTTGAGTGTTCCAGCCGAATCGGCCATTTATATGTAAGTGGGTACTTTCTAGGGTAGTACAGAAAAAGAACCCCTGCCCCCTGTGTGTAAGGGTAGAGAAAAATGAGGATTTGTCAGTAGGTTCCCTAGGCGGTGTCCCAGGCGCGGCAATCCTGGACGCTACCCCCTCGGTAGTGCGGTTGTACTGCCGGGCCGGCCCGGCCGCTACTGAGCGGCGGCCAGGCGGCGGCGTACGGTGGTGCGGCTCACTCCTAGGTGGTCAGCGATGGCCTGCTGCGTCCAGCCTTCAGCGCGCAGGCGGAGCGCTGTAGCAGTCTGCTGGCAGTGGGTGACGGTGACGACTGCGCCAGTGGTGGCGATCACTTCGGCCAGTGGTGCCGGTGCCGGTGCCGGTGCCGGCACCGGTGCTGCTGCGGTGCTGGTGGTGGGGCGGGTCGGCCAGTGGGCAGCGAGCCAGTCGTTGGTGGTGTGGACGGTGCGGCCTAGCCAGTAGCCGGCCTCATAGGTGAGGATCGCCAGCGTGATCAGCAGAGCGACGGTGGGCGCCAAGCGGCGTGCCAGAGATTCGAGGTGGTGGGCCATGGGTGGGCTCCTGTGTGTTCTGTGTGATTCTAGAGCATCGGCTCAGCGGCCGCGAAGCTTGAGTTTACATTCAGTCACATTCTGGCCAGCAGCTACGCATCGGCGCTCGAGCTGGACGGTTTGAGACTCAAGCACAATGCAGGAGCCGACTAGGAAGACGGCAGCAGCAGCTCCAAATATTTGGGCTTGGCGGAAGGTGGGGGTCATCGCTTGGTTTGCGTTGTTGACTTACACACTATACAGGATCACGCGGCAAACCGCGAGCGGCTAGCCGTTGCGTTTGTCGTCGATCGTAATATTCAGCTGCGGTGCAGCCTGAGCCAACTGCTCCGGTGCAGCCTCCCCGATCACCGCGCCCATGTCTTTCAGCAGCATCGCGACAGTCTGCAGCTGGCCTTTGCGCAGTGCCTTTGTGACCGTAGCTAGGCGCAGTGCCTGTATTTGGTTCAGCAAGTCCTGTCGCGTTGCGCTCTGTTCCTCCCGTAGGAGAATCATTGCCTTTGCGTAGTCATCGTGAGCTGTCCGTACGGACGTATTGAACCGCGTGGCAAGCTTTTCAGCGATCTGCCTACGGGTTCCACCGTCCAGGATGTAGGAATAGGCGGCGTTTACCCTCTCATCAATCCGCACCTGTTCTCCCTTACCACCACGCCAGCGCTTACTTTCATCGTTCGCCACGGTGGTAGGCTTCTTTACTTCTTGCCCTTCCGATTCCGCCACGGTTAGTGTTGCCTACTGCTTGCCCTTAGTGTAATGTATCCACCCGCAAAAAAGCCCGGCAACTAGGCCGGGCCGTACGGTCAGCAGTTGCGCCAGTCAGACCTAACGCAGCCTTCGCAGCCGTTACGATCTGCCGGCGGCTGGCATCCTGTGGCAGTACCAGCTGATCAC